CTTCGCTCGGCTAATGTTGGATGCCCCTGCTAGACCGTAGTTAAATCTTCGACCATCGGCCAGAACAATGGTGTCGCCCAGTGAAGTTTCCTGATTGGTGTCTGAAGTGAACGGGTCTTGCGCCACAACAGTCGCATTTGCTTTCGCTAAAAATGACATATTCTATCTCCTTTACTCACTTAATTAAACGGTTGTGATCCCAGTCAAACGACCGAGTCGGCGAGGCTGGAATGATGCAAAGTTACCAAGCAGTACCAGCTCTGAAGTAGCATAGTAGCCAAGTCCAGTTTGTTTAAACCCTGACCAGCCTAGACCCATGAACTTGTTCATTGGCTGCTCGTCGTAAAGACCCTCGATGGTGTCGGATGATAGGTTGACTTTTTCGTATCCATCCATGAAGACTGACGCACCGTACCAGTTGACCCAGTTATCATTGACAAGGAACAGGTTGCCAGTTGTGGCCTTCTCGTCACGCACGAGCGGGATACCCTTGACTTGCAGGGCAACGAAGCCTGACTTACCTGACAAGCCGTTCTGCGAACCGCCGCGAGCCATTACGCCGTTCATGCCAAAGTCGTAGTAACCCATCTCTGCATATTGGGTGCGGATTTGTGGAGTAAATGTCTGTTCTACGATGTCCCAGACCGCTTCAGGCGATACACCGAAGGTTGGAGTAGTTAGAATTGATCCGGACGATACTGCGGTATAGAGAGTAGCAAACGATGAAAGTGAGAACACGCCGCCCGTAGCTGCTGTTCTGGTCGCATTAAGCACCGGATAGGTGGTGCGGCTCAAGTTACCAATCGTTGCCACATCTGTGCCGTCGTCAATGGTAGCACCGAAGCCAACCAAATCTTTACCGCTGTTACCGGTTCCAGTTCCATATGTCTGCGTTCCAAATCCATCGATAAGCTCTTGCTGCTTTTCTTCGATAGTTTCTTTCACCAGCGAGATCACCTGTGTTTCGGAAGCTGATTGGTTAGCTGAAACTTCTAGTCCAGCAACTGAAATGTCGGTATGAAGACCGCGCATGTCGTAGGACATGGTGACTTTAGTGTTTGGAAGCTGCGCTACGAAAGTATCTAGCCCTTGAAATGATACAACCGTACCAGTGTTCTGATATTTAATCGACTTGTCGAGAGTGCGACCAATCCACTTTTTAGCATTACCAACCATTCGGAAAGCAATCGGGTTGCTATTCAAAAAGTTGTCGGCGACCTTTGGCAGTAGTCCTTGTCGAGTAGTCTGTGCTACCCGTGAGTCTGAACTGAAGTACATAATACTCCTTCACTTGGTTGATATTAACAAAAATACAGCCCTGTTGGACTGCTTTGTAGCTTCACTGATAATAGTACAATAGTTATAATTGTGTTGTCAACACCCCCCTCTTTTTCCTTCGTATACAATAAGGAATGTTAGTCTAATTAGTCTAACTTATGGTCTCATAGATACTGTTCTAACAGAGTGTTTATACAGTATTTTTATTGTGTATTCTCGAAGTCGGCTGTTGACAGGGGGTCGGTCAGAGCAGCCACTATTGACAATACACAATGCATAGCAATGTTTTCCCACTATCGCTAACAAGTGGTCTATGAGTTCAGAACCAAAAAGACGACCATTGCTGATCGCTCTTTGGATGATAGATAGACCACCGACTTATGGAGGAGTCGGACGAAAAAATACTAAAAATAGTATTTAATCTAAATATCATAGATACACTATATCACATAATATTATAGTTGTCAACCAGTTTTAGCTTTCGCCCATAAATCGATCAACTATATCGTCAAAGCTGGCTGTGTGTATTTGCTGGCGTGTCAGCCCAGTACCGGTTGGAGCGCCGGCAGAGCGGTTACTTGACGAAACGGTCGAATTATATCCAGCGGGCATATAGTTTGAGCGCACAATCTTTTTCTGCTGATCGTCATACTTAAACCCCTGTTTATGAAGATCGTCAAGCGTCTTTGAGGCCGCTAAAATGTCACCGCTGCCCTGCTCGGCCGCCCATAGCAGTAGCTCTCGTCTACCAGCCTTCCCCTTGTCGGCTGGATCGTCAGCTTTCTCAATCTTTGCTAAAATACCAGCCTTCTCAAGCTGGCTGAAAGAGTCTTCAAAATACTTCTCAACCTCAGCCTCTTGCTTTTTATTGGCCTCAATTTGCGAGTTATACTCTTTAGCTCGTTCTTCAAGGGTCTGAAATACTTCTTGTTTAGCTTCTTCTTTGGCCTCATCTTTGAGCTTTTTGACATCTTCCCAGCTTGATGGAACCCAACCTTCTTCTTTAGCTGGCGCTGGCTCTGCGGCGGGTTGTGCTGCCTTCTGCATATCATCAAGTCTGCTGTGGAGTGAGCCAACCATCTCTTTAGTGGCATTCAGCTCGCTCAATATCTCCTCACGACTGCGCTCATCGGCAGTTGGTTCAGCTTCCGCCTCTGCTTCTTTAGTTTTGGTCTGTGCGTCCTCGGCCTCCATCTCGGCTTGGGCGATTTCCACTACATCATCCATTGTTTCTGCTTTTTTTGCCATTTTCGCTCCTCTCAATTTACCGTTTAATACTTTTTAGCCATCTTTTTCGCTTCGTTGGCCAATCCACCGCTGATTGGGCTTTTAGACTCTTTTTTCTCCTCGTCATTTTCCTCGGCTGGTGTTTCCTCGTCACTTTCAGCCTTCAAAATAGCGAACGAACCTTCCACGCCACCTTTTTCGTCCTCATGGCGCGATACCTGCCTCACTGATAGCTCTAGACCGTACTTCTTTCCCACTTCCCAGTCTTTGATGTCTGGTAGCTCTTTTTCGGTCAAGTAAATCGTTCGAGGCATATCCGAGGTAACTGACACGGCGGATAGTTTGCTGGCCATTTGGTTCTCCTTCTGCTTTATTGTGGTTGCTGTTGGCTTATGCCTGGTAGCGGTGCGCCGTTTTGGATGACTGCCGAGGGCGTTTGCTGCGGTAGACCGCCTTCTGGTGGTGTAGCCCCCTCTGGTGGCATGTCTCCAGCTGGCTGTCCCATATCGGTCGGTGCTGGTGGCCCAGCTTGGATAGATGGATCACCGATTATCTCACGATATTGGGCGTAGCTTGTCGTCGCACCATTCTTGAAGGCAATTAGGCGCTGCGCTCGCTCTTTAGGATTAGGAATTTCAAGGTCTTCATACAAACTGTAAGGGTCAGAGTTGCCAGAGCTGGCCAGATCGATTGACTGGCTACGCTTGGCGGCCTTGTCGACTGTATTGGCCTTAATGATGATGTTGATATTCTCGTCTATCAGATCTCGGCTAATGTTATAAACCGACACATCGCCGTCAGTGTCCAGCTCTTTAACTAACCTCGGTTCTCGATAAAATAGTTTAATCATCTGCATTGCCCACTGTGCCATTTCAGAGACTACGCGCTCCACGACCACATCCACCAGATCGTCAGCAATGGTCAGATCGCCCTCTCTAGTAATCTGTTTAGATAGTCCTGATTGACCCGGCGTATTCTCGCCCCGAGTTACCGAATGAGTAGCAAAGATTGAGTCGATCTCTGAACGAATATCTTGCATATCGCTGAACAGTACAGGAGAGGGCGGAGTGGCTGGAATAATAGCGAACTGTTCCTGTAGGTTGGTTGCTCCTTCAAGATATACCGACTCGTTAGGATCGTTGGTTAAGGTAGCCACCTGATCTTTGGTGATTGCGTTGCCGGCATAAACCTTCTTTGGTACTGCGTTGTCGGCGATCTCAGTGATCTGCCTTCTGCGGCGATTATAGATGTCTTGTAGCGGTATCGCTTGCTCCACTGGCGTTGTGTCGTCTAATGGGCTAGTCCCCATATTTAGGTAGCTGAAAATAATGTAGGGCTTATGTGGCTCTTGAAAGTAGTTGTAAGTTTTGGTCTCGGTCTTGGGCTGGCCGTCTAGCCCTACTTCACCAGTCGGCTGTTCATATCCTTCCCAGTCGTAATATGGATTTTTCTCTTTGTCGAGAACAATGTTTTTGTAGCGATGGCATTTACCCTCGAGGGCGTTGCCTTGCTTATCGTAGTAGGTGAACCATACTTGCTGATATTTAATCTTGCTCGGAACCTTCCCACCACTGGCTGCTACTGCCTGTTTAAGGGCATCGGCCTTATCGGGAAACTTTGCCAGCACAAGGTCGGTCGCTTCCTCGATGTCTTCAACGATGATCTGACAGTTATCGGCCGTCATTCGGTCGTGAGGGATAACAGCCGAAGCGTCAAGCATAATGTTTGATGGTCTAATCAGCTCAAACACAAAGTCACCACCAAACTTCTTGTCTTTATTCTTGTCCCAGTAGCATTTGATCGCGGCCGTAAAGTTAAGCCCATGATGACGCAGGCCGTCTTTAATCATTCGTTTATTGGCGTCGTTCTTAACCTTCTGCTCAAGAGTCTTTTCAATCGTCTTAGCTACATCGTCACTGTCTGACTGTTGCTGTGGCGACTGTTGGTCTGGTGTTTGGCCAGCTGGCATCATCCCTTGACCCTCTGGTTGACCCGCCACCGCAATGATGTCCGGCATTCTACCGGCCGCCAGCGCTATTCTCGTTTCAAAGTCTCTAAAAATTAGATTATCAACATGCGCATGTTGATAATCATATAAATTGCTCTTATTAACCTGATCACCTAGAAAATATGCCTTTAGCTTTTTGCGTCGGCTGTCGATGTTAAGCTCTTTGTAGCGTTTGTTGGACTCGATTATTCTGCTTTGGATAAGGCTGATCAGCTCATTATCCTCTACTGGTAAAAGTAGCGGATTGGCCTCAACAACAACATCACCACCCTCTTGCATTTGGCTTTGGTCGAGTTCATAATCATTGGGCATAAAAAGCTCTCATTTCATTTGCATTATAATCTTACTGGTGTTTGCGTCAAGTTACCCAATACTTCATATTGCACCTTTTAGTTACTTTTGAGCCGTTAACGCATACTTTGTGGTGCTTTCCACACTCATCGCATCGCTTTTGCGTCCATTCACCGCCGACACAAAGCTCTTTCTCACCGTTACATTCATAGCAGCCACCAATCATCTTATCGGCCGGCTCGCCGGGGATTATGTTGGCCACATCGCCCCGATATTCGAATACTACCTTGCCACAGTCAATGCACCTAAACTGCCTTGTTTCAGTTTCGGGGGTATGAAACAGCAGTATCGTTACATATTCTCGGATTGCCATTATTAGCCTCCTTCTGGGTTACCTTTTCTTCTATGTTGTGCATCTAGTGCCGCTCTAATAAAATCGGGAGACTGCATCGCACCACCCGCCAATGCTTTAAGCCCTGCCTGCGGTTCTTTGCCGCCCTGTTTAACGCCACCGCTCGTGCCTGACAGCTGTCTCCATGTCATCAGTGCCGTACTGTCGGCGTCATAGCAATGGTCATCGGAGTCAGTCTCAACATCTTCTGGGTTGGTGTCGGAATAGACCAGCTCGGGAATAGAGCGGATTGACTCTCGACAGGTGCTGACATATCTAAGCCCCGGATTACCCTCATCGTCTAGTGATAAAAACTGGTGGTAGATAGCCTTACGGTTAAGCCTTGCTCCTCGCTCAAGCGTTTTGGCCGCTACTATCCGACATTTGATAATCTTGCGGAAAACCTCTGCGATCGTGTTGTTGCCCTGTACCTCATAAAAGCAGTCGTGCGGAAGCACCATGTACTTGATCGGCTCGTCTTTAATGATCTTAGCTAACTGAACTGCCCATTCTTCGGGGGTCTTTTGGTTTTGGTATATCTCTCGGTATGAATAAGCCTTCTGCCTACCCTTGTGATCTTCAGGAGCAAATGCCCACCACTTAGCAACGCCGGGCGCATTATATCCCCAGTCAAAGCCGATGATCCGTTCATACTTGCGCCAGTTTTTGGGTAAGTCAACTGGCTCAATCACATGCTTGTCATTACGCCACTCTCTGAATACCTGACCGACGAAGACTGACCAGTCACCCATGCGCCAAGCCTTCCAAAGCTCTGGGTTCGTATCCTTTAGCCCGTCTAGGTATTTGACATAGTTAGGGTCGTTTAGCACCAGCGTTGGGTTGTCCTCGATTAACGAGGGAATGTATATTCTGGTGCGTCCAGTTTCCTTGCCGATGAACGGCTTAAATGGCGCTGACGGATCAATAAACCGGCGCTTAACCCATCCATGCCCTACACCGCCGGGGTTAGCGGTAGCGAATACTTGAGGCACAAGGCTCGGTATGGTGGACCGGCAGGAGCCAATAATCTGCGTGTAGTAGTCCTCTTTGGGGATTTGAGTCAGCTCCTCGATCAATATTTTGTGATATTCGTGCCCCAGGTATTTTTCATAGCTTTTGCGATCCTTCAGATGGCCTGTTCGTATAACTGCACCCGAGGGAAATCTAATAATCGCTGGCTTATTGACTATGCTGGCCTTGAGCGTGCGATACATGTAGCCCGCCCGATCAAGCCAGTCGGAAAGATCATCGGCGTTCTTGCGCAACACTAGCGCTCGGTAGCGAGGGTTATCAACATAATCGGTTAGCGTAACTATCCCAGTATCCGTTTTGCCGCCACCTCGCGCTCCACCGAAAAGTACCTCAAATTCTATCCGCTTTAAGGCTTCCTCTTGCCGAGGATGTGGTGTCCATATTTGCTCCGCCATCTATCCTACTTGTACTGATCTGCTTTAGCTTCAAGGTGCGATTTGGCGATGTTCTTCATATTCTCGGCGAACACTGCTCGCTTTTCGGCCAGTCCACCCTGCTTCTTGCCCTTAGCGATCTTCTTGTCAGTGGCCTTACCGAATGCTCCGACCGTTCCCTTCGCCTTCATCTTTTCATTTGCTTTCTGTATCCAAAACTTTGCCATCACTCACCTCCTCTGGGATATTTTTTGCCGGCTTATAAATAATGATACCCTTGATCTCTTTATCGTCCGAAGTCATATCGCTACGCTCACGCCAGCCATGACGATTGCTGATATTAAACTTCCATGCTAAGGCGTTGAAGCCCGGCAGCTTTCCCATCGAACCACCGATGCCCAGCTTCTCCCAGAATTTTAGGTTCTCTCGTCTGGCCGCTTCCAGCTCCTCAAGAACATCCATCGTAAATTCGGTGGGATAGACAGTAAACATCCGGGTAAATATCTTTTTGGATGTATGAAATGAGTCCTCCGAATAACCCTGACTGATATGCTCACAAAATTCTTTATATGCCCGCATTCGTTCTTCGGGCGTCTTGTATCTTTCGTTGTTTGTATGTCCGAACGGTGGTGCCATATTCCTACTTTAGTTTTAAGTGTTTTTTGACGGCTTCCTTTGCGTCGCCCACCCAGTGAGCGCCCTGTAACTTCACCTGATGCTCTACGATGGTTCGTTCGTCTTGCTTAATCTTTTCGGTTAACTTTCCATAGCCCAGTGGCGCAAGCTCGTCTGGCCGATAATAGCGGTGTACCTGATTGGGATTGCGCTCGATAAACCGCTCGTTGGGAACATATTTTTTGGTTCCTTTATCGTAGCGATGCGGTAGCACCAGATCACCCTCGTGCATCACCGAGTCTCGTCTGACCCTTAAACTGTTGCGCGTCAGTAGCCCATCGGTTTTGATGCCACCCGTCTCAGTTAAGTTGGTGCAGCTTGGACATACTTCGCTACCGTCGGCTTGAACTACGATCCTGTTGGCTTGAGTATGGCAGTTAGCGCAAGTCATCTTTGGTCTAATCCTTTTTAGGTTATCTGTCAAGCAATTCTCGCTGTCGCTCTATCTGCGCCAGCTCGTCAGGGTTCTTAAGCCGAGCCATCTGTTCGGGAGTCAGTGGCTTAATGCCGGCGCTATTATCACGAACGGCACGAAATGGCAGCCTGATCTTCCTAATTGCTTCATCGATGCTAATCTCTTGTCCCTTACCGAGCGTGTATCCAATATAGAACCCAAGACCACAAATGATCAGCGACCACAGCGAGGCGAAGAAAAATATCGCTAGCGTTCCCATTGTATTTCTTGTTTGGTGGCTGACCAAGCGATAAGCGCTTTCTTGCCACAAACCGGACAGGCGATCAGTGCATCTCTAGGGTCTGTTAGCTCAACCTGACAATGCCCGCAGGGTAAGCGCACCGTAAAGTGACGCGACTCTCCCTTGTCCCATTCTTTGGACAGGGATTTTAGGTAGTCCTTATCGTGCCATTGGTCGTGCTTAACCTGCTTGCTCATTCTGTCTTTCTGGTGGTAGTGGGATAATAAGCGTGTCGGTGGTAGCGATCATGATGCCAACTGATACAGCATTCTCTAGGGCGCAGCGTGTCACCTTAACCGGATCAATAATACCTGCTTCCATCATATCCTTAAGCTCGCCGTCTAATACATCAACGCCCATCGGATATTCGCTCTCAAGTACCTTGTCTAGCAGCCCCCCAGCATTAAGTCCAGAATTCTCGCAAAGCTTCTTAAATGGCCTCTGAAGGGCTTCAATCATAATCCCGATACCAACCCTCACATCGTTATCGTTCGCTTCGTAGAGCTTGCGCAGGGCAGGAATACAGCGCAGTAGCGCGGTCTCTCCACCGGGAACTACACCCTCTTGCATGGCGGCCTTGACTGCCGAGATAGCGTCGATCACTCG